GGAATTTTAATGACTGGTGCAGAACATACTTTTATAGCTTTAGCATGCACTGGTTTGGCTTATTATTTTGGAAACGCTATAGGCAAAAGGCAAGCTTGGGGCGAAGGTTATTCCAATGGAGTTAATGACGGAGTCACAACGGTGATCACGACCATAAGTAAAGAATACAGTTTAAACTTAATGGCTGAAATACAAATAGACAATGAGGAAGAAGAAAAATAATGGAAATTCAAGTAACTAAGAGAAATGGATCAAAGGAAACGCTTGACTTAGACAAGTTTCACAAAGTTGCCAATTACGCCTGTGAAGGATTGGCTGGTGTTTCAGTATCTGATCTTGAAATTAAAACACACATTCAGTTTTATAATAATATTAAAACAATTGATGTCCAAGAGACTTTGATTAAAGCTGCAGCCGATTTAATTAGTGAAGAACAACCTAATTATCAATACGTCGCCGGTCGTTTAATTAATTATGGTTTACGTAAAGAAGTGTATGGACAATACAATCCTCCTTCGCTTAGAGATCATATTTCGAATTTAGTAGGTAAAGGTATATATGATGATATTTTCGTTAAAGCATATACTAATGAAGAACTTGAAATATTAAATTCATATATTGATCATGATCGTGATTTAAATCTTACATATGCTGCAATGGAACAAATGCGTGGTAAGTATCTGTGTAAGAATCGAGTTACCGGTGAAATATATGAAACTCCTCAGATGGCGAACATGTGTATTGCCATGACTCTTTTTAATAGTTACACTGAAGATCGTTTGAAGTGGGTTAAAGATTTATATGACGCCATTTCAAATTTTGATATTAGTCTGCCAACTCCTATCATGGCAGGTGTACGTACGCCACAACGTCAATTCTCGTCTTGTGTGGTTATTGAAACAGACGACTCACTGGATTCTATCAATGCAACAGCAAGTTCAATCGTCAAATACGTTTCACAAAAAGCTGGTATCGGTATTGGGGCCGGTCGCATTCGCGCTCTGGGCTCTGCTGTTCGTAATGGTGATACCTCTCACACTGGTGCTATACCTTTCTTTAAATATTTTCAATCTGCTGTTAAGTCTTGTTCTCAAGGTGGGGTACGTGGTGGAGCTGCTACTCTCTATTATCCTATATGGCATTACGAAGTTGAAGACCTCCTTGTTCTCAAAAACAACAAAGGAACAGAAGAAAATCGTGTAAGACATCTTGACTACGGTGTACAATTTAATAAGACGATGTATCAACGTTTGGTCCATGGTGAAAATATTACACTATTCTCACCACATGATGTCCCAGATTTATACGAAGCATTCTTTACCGATTCAGATAAATTTCAGGAATTATACGAAAAGTATGAACGTAAAACTTCTATTCGTAAAAAGCAAGTAAACGCTAGAGATTTGTTTGGGCAATTTTTACAAGAAAGAAAAGACACTGGTCGTATATATTTAATGAATGTTGATAACGCAAATGAACACGAAGGCACCTATTCGTCAATCCAATTTGTGTTGTGAGATTAACTTACCTACGACACCATTGAAAGATATTAATGATGAAGAAGGTGAGATTAGTCTTTGTACTCTTGCCGCAATTAACTGGGGTAATATACGTAAACCATCTGATTTTGAGAAGCCATGCACTTTAGCAATACGTTGTTTGGATGCTCTATTATCATACCAAAATTATCCAGTAAAGGCTGCATATATTGGAACAATGAATCGTCGACCACTTGGTGTAGGTATCATTAACTTTGCTTATTGGTTAGCAAAGAATGATACTAATTATCAAAATCCAAACCTTGATCTGGTCCATGAATATGCAGAAGCATGGTCGTATTATTTGATCAAAGCATCTGCAGATCTCGCTAGAGAATATGGCGCCTGTGGTAAGAATGATGAAACAAAATATTCACTCGGTGAATTGCCAATTCATACCTATAAGAAAACAGTTGATGAATTAGCAGCACCTAACTATAAAATGGATTGGGAAGAGTTGAGTGAACAGTTGGCTGACACCGGCATTCGTAACTCAACTGTAATGGCGCTAATGCCAGCTGAGACTTCAGCACAAATTAGTAATAGTACTAATGGTATCGAGCCACCACGATCTTTGGTATCAATTAAACAATCTAAAGACGGTGTGCTCAAACAAGTAGTCCCAGGTATACATCGATTAAAGAATAAATACGATCTCCTTTGGGATCAAAAATCACCTGAAGGATATTTAAAAATTATGGCTGTGCTGCAAAAGTTTATCGACCAAGGTATCTCGGTTAATACTTCATACAATCCATTACACTTTGAAGACGAAAAGATTCCAATGTCAGCTATGATGCAACATGTTCTCATGTTCTACAAATATGGTGGAAAGCAATTATATTACTTTAACACGTTTGATGGTGCCGGCGAAATGGAAGATCCGCGCGATCCTCCTGAACAAACAGAAGAAGAAGGAGAAGCATGTGATTGGAGAAACCCAGGTGATTGCGACGCGTGTAAGATCTAATGGCTTTTCTTGTACATAACTTACCACCAATACCTGTTCTTGTTAGAAAAGAATATCTCTATGATCTTGAAAGGGGTCATGGAGAATATACACCAGGCATATGGGTATCTGTAAAGTCGACAATAGGTAAAGCATTATACTTTGAAACATTACTTACTGATTATGGTGCACTATATGATAAGTTGCCAATATCTGCATTTGTATGGAAAGAAGATCACGGTGATCTCCCACTTGATACATTGCAATTATGGGATTGCTTTGATTACAACTTGACTGTGATAAAAAAACCTCTATTATCACGATGCGAATTTTTTGGTAAGGATAAACTATTCCATTCTGGTGAATATCAGTTTACAATAGATAATTGCCATCCAGATAATAATGTCTTGGATACAAACTTTAGTGAGCATGATCCTGAACATAAATCGTTTAATATTATTAAACTTAATAATGGGCAATTTGCTGCTCAACCAAATAATCGTGTAAGATGGCATGATTCAAGTTTAACACTTGATACACCACTCACACCTGATTTTAAAGTATGTACACAAAATTATCATGTAGAAAATGAACCAAAGTGGAGTGTAGGACATACAGACGAATGGCAATACAAAACAAAAGATGAAGAAAAATGTTTGTAAGGAAGTAAAATGAATATTCAACAAATAGTAGGATTTACACATTTGCGTGTATTAAATTTATTTCATTACGTATCCGATCAAAAAAACTATGGTGTAAATGAAGATTGGCGATCACATGCTGATGCTGTTAACCGTAAAGAAGTATTTAAAGATGATTGTGATGGTTTTGCATTGACTTGTGCTGAACTTATTTTAGAGGAAGGAATTCCTCGAGATCGAGTTAAAATTATAATTTGTAAAACTGAAGAAGGTGAACAACACTTGGTGTGTGGTGTAGATATAGATGATGATGTGGATTTTGGCAAAACCACTTTGATATGCGATAATCGTAACGCACACGTAAAAGCATGGAATCAAATGCCAAAATACACTTGGCAATTTTATATGAGAATGGATGAACCTGGAAAATGGCACGAGGTTAATTGATGTCGGTATTTAACACGCGGAAAATTGATAACACAGAACAACCGGCTTTTTTTGGAGAGCCAGTCAACGTTGCACGTTATGATAAACAACGATATAATATATTTGAAAAATTAACGAACAAACAACTTGGATTCTTTTGGAGACCAGAAGAAGTAGATATAAGTCGTGATAGTAAAGACTTTAAAGGTTTAAGCGTTAATGAACAGCATATCTTTACAAGCAATCTTAAGCGTCAAATCTTGTTAGATAGCGTACAAGGCCGTGGTCCAGTTGAAGCATTATTACCTATCTGTTCATTACCCGAATTAGAGAATTGGATTATTACCTGGAGTTTTTATGAAACAATCCACTCGCGAAGCTATACACATATTATTCGTAATATCTATAGCAACCCTAGTAGTGTATTCGATGAAATCTTGGATATAAAAGAAATTGTAAATTGTGCTAATTCCATTTCACATTATTATGATTTCCTTATGGCATATACGGAAAATCATGGTACTACACAGCGAGCAAAATACGATTTATATGAACATAAAAAACTATTATGGCTATGTCTCAACGCAGTCAATGCGCTAGAAGGTGTACGATTTTATGTTAGCTTTGCGTGTTCATGGGCGTTTGCCGAACTTAAGAAAATGGAAGGCAATGCTAAAATTATTAAGTTTATTGCACGTGATGAGAACGTTCACCTGGCTGGTACACAGCAATTAATTAAACTTCTCAAAAAAGAAGATGATGACTATGCTAAAATTGCTAAAGAGACTGAAGAAGAAGTAAAACAAATATTTGAAGATGTTGCAAATCAAGAAAAAGCCTGGGCCCAATATCTTTTCAAGGATGGGTCAATGATTGGTCTCAATGAGCAATTATTAAATGAGTATGTAGACTTTATAGTATCTAAAAGACTTCACGCGTTGGGTATAGGTTCTCGCCCTACAAATAATCCATTGCCCTGGACAGAAAAATGGATAAGTGGAAGTGAAGTACAAGTTGCTCCACAAGAAACCGAAATAACATCCTATATAGTTGGTGGAATTAAAAAAGATGTTGATGATGATACATTTAAAGACTTTTCATTTTAAGGGGAAACATGTTTAAGAAAACCATAAATTGTCAATCATGTGAAGTAAAGTGTGATATAATAATAAGACAGACAAATTTTGAAACTGAAGAAATTGAAATTGAATACTGCCCAATATGCAGTGCTAGCGTTGAAGATCAAGAGGTTATTGATTGGGACTATGAATAATATGAGCAAGTGGGATTTAAGATTTATGAATATGGCAAGGGAGGTGTCTATGTGGTCAAAAGATCCCTCTAAGAAGATTGGTGCTGTGGCTGTAGGTGACAACCATCGTGTTCTTTCAACAGGCTACAATGGCTTCCCACGAGGAATCCAAGACCTGCAAACACGACTTGAGACCCGTGAGCTCAAATATAAATATGTAGTACATGCAGAACAAAATTGTATATACAATGCTTGTTTTAATGGTATATCATTGGCCGGTGCTACACTTTATGTTTCCGGACTTCCCGTTTGTAGTGAATGCGCAAAGGGAGTCATTCAAGTTGGCATCAGTACTGTTGTTATAGACGAATCAGCGTTTGATATTCCTAAATGGAATGAAAGCTTTGAGCTTACAAAAGAGCTATTCGGAGAAGCAGGAATAAAAATAAAATATGTCAACCTACTCAAATCCATGGCTTCTTCATGGGAAACCATTAGAATCTGAGGACGTAACAAATTACGTTGGAATGGTTTATCTTATTGTAAATGAAAAAAATAATAAGAAGTACATTGGTAAAAAATTCTTTTGGTCAAAAAGGAAACTCCCACCTCTTAAAGGTCAAAAACGTAAAAGAACTAAGATAGTCG